GATCAAACGCTTGCCTTGCCGCTTGCTTGTATTGTGTCACTTGCTGCGAGTTTGCACCCTTCGCTTCAGCTTGTCCAATGTGCATCATGAAATGCTGCAACGCTTTCATAAATGGCGCAACCATTTCTGGAGGCAACGCGCCAGCGGGAGCTTGCTCAATAAGCGGCATGAGTTTTTGTGCCATCGTGTCAAGGTGAACGATGTCATTGTCTCTCGGAGATACAGGAACGTCTTGACCAGCAATGATAGATTGCAACTCGATAATCTGTTGGCGAGTAGCTTCAATTGCAAGTGCCTCAACCTGATCTTTCGGAAGGATAACTTGGTTGGCAATGCTTTCACCCATCTTGCGTGACCAATCGAGCTTCAGCAACTCGTCTTGGTTGACTTGCGGATTGCCCATGTAACGTTGGATCATCAAATCAAGCATCGCGTTGTCCTGCGCCTGCGTGTCAGGCAGCAACTCTTCCGCTGGACTATATGCCATGAGCAAGATGTCAGCAGGAGGAAGGTTACGTTCAAGCATATTCAAGCAACAGAAAATTGCGTCTTCATCCAAATGATCTGGAATCTCGAAAGGCACAAGGAACGATGGCAAGTCCATGACAGACCGATCAAAAGCATCAACAACTTCACGCCTTGCCCATGTCGCTGATGGAACCATTTGACGAGCGATGTCAAGACGAGTTTTAAGTTCGGCCGCAGCTTTGACGTGTTCTGGATGACAGATACCTCGCTGCATACGCTCAACTGCTTTGGAGTATTGTTTTGTCCAACGCATCAAGATGCCTTCACGAAGCTGATTCTCGATAGCAGCAACGCGATTTACTTCAGATGCCGTGCGCTTACTGCCTTGCGCTTCCATTGGCATTCCCGGCAAAAATGTTCCAACTTGAATTTCAGCAAGACCAGAAATGAACTGATCCAATCGCAGGAAATCATCAACATCCGCTGGCAAGTTTTGCGGAATGACTTCATATCCTTCCGCGATATAGCAGATAGGATGATGGACAGTCAGCGGTGCTGCGCCTGCTTTTGCATTCGGGCCTTTCTTGAGCAGCAACATTCCTTTGAGGTAAACATTGTCCACAACAAGATTTCGAGCTTTGTCAACTGCAATATGCGTGTTGTAAAGGTCGCGTCCTGCACCACGGGAACCCATGAGATTGCCGTTGCCGATCTCGATTGCAAACAATGCGAGGCATTCGCTCATCGCGTTGTATCGGTCAATCTGTGTGCAAATTTCGTCTCCGCTCTTATCGTCAAAAAGAAAGCGGCTAATCTTGCCGTGCGGTTCTTTCACCAGCAACTCGCCAAGCTCAACATATTTCGCGTCATTCTCGTAGCTTGCGCCATACGATCCTTCACGAATCCAGTCCTCGTAACGACGAGCGTCATCATCAGAATCCAGCGTTCTACCAGCGGGAATTGCGTTGTTTATTGACTTAATGAGGTTCTTGATATGCCACCCTGCCATTGCTGCCATCTGCGGGTCTTCAAGGACTGGAAGCAATTCCGCGATCTGGTATCGGCGTTTACGCGCCCAAATTGGAGTTGCGTCAACCTCCTGTGGAGTTTCAATGGAAAAGAACGTATAATCTTGGCGCAAAAATTCTGGTTTCCAATCGCGCAAATCGTCCCAACATAGACCACAAAATCCAAATGTGGTATTTTCATGGACAACTTGTGCCACGATGTCATCGTGACCACTCCAACCACGGATGCACTTGGTAATTTCTTCGCGGAAAACTTTGGTTTTATTTTCTGCGTCTACTCCTTCGACTGGATACTTGGAGAAGGTGAGAGTTGTAGCCTGCTCGATGACCTGCCGAAAAGGAGGTTGAATTCGACTAACCATCGTGGACAAGAATCCAGTAGGACGATTAGAACGCCAATTTTGGCCCATGCTTTCCAGCTTCTTTGCAGCATATGGAGGCTCATTGTTGAGCTTCTTTTGGATCAGTTGATTTTTCCTATTCCTTTCGACATTTTGCTGTTTAAGCCTGCGATACGCAGAGTGCGCTTGCGCGGCATCTTTAAATGTTCGCTTAACCTGCAAAGTATCTTTATTGACAACATCATTATTCCCAGCAGTGGAATCAACAACATCCAAATCAAGAATGCGAGGTTTGTCATAAGCGTTAGTAATGCGAGGAGATTTTGTCGCATAGGTATCTGTTACTATTGCTGGTAACGGTTTTAATACGTCAGCCATAATTTATTTTTTATTTATTCAAATTTATCCAACAATCTTTAGGGGTATTTGATGCTGCTGACAATTGTTTTTTGAACATGAATACTGCGCTACGATTATCGTGTCGCATTACATTGCAACCACCAAGTTTTACTGATGTCTCTGTATCTTTACCATTTCTAACGCTGGCAGACACACGTTCAGCAGCAGAAACGCACGAGGCGCAACCTGATTTCCACGATTTATTTTCTGGACAAGTCTTGCAAACTTGTGCGCGTTGTTCAGCCAATTCGTCAGAAACAAGCAAATTTTTCTTGCCAGAATTTAAAATGTTTTTTGCCCAAACAGTAATGTCGTTTAACAAAGTTTGCTGACTTGTTTCTGGATGGACTGAAGTCACAACAACCATGTCAACTCCATGACAAAAATTAGGCCAGTTAGAACAAAGGTAACTACTGACATCACCCTCAACATCGCCGATTGGCAAATGATTTTCCGCACGATAATTTTGCACTGTTGTCAAAAGAAATTCATAAGAATGAGATGTCAATTTTACATCTCCTTCCATGTAGTGCCATCCACCGGGAGGTATCATTCCAATAATAGGTTTTGCCATAATTTTGTGTTCTTTAATTTAAATTTTAAAATCTTGCAAGCATAATTTATCTTTTATGATAAATGAAGCAAGCAATATGATCTTAACGCATCATATTTGATAAATAAAGCAAGCAATCACCACTTAGTGCATCACATTTGATAAATAAATCAAACCACATTTGATTATACGCTACTTTTGATATGTTGCATTTATTCGCTAAAATCGATAAATTCTATTTTGTCAACGATGGATTGCATTCCGCGATCCATTAACCGAGGAGCTTCTTTTTTGTTTTCTACCATAGTCGCAGTTGATCCTGCTCGTTGCCTCATAAGAAATACCAGCATCGAAAGCGAGTCCAAAGCGTCAGGTGATGGTTGCCGTGTCCGCTTAACATAATCTTTTTTACTTTCTACGCGCACCATGCCTTTTCCTTTCTGCATATAACGCCTTCCAGTAGCTTGCCGAACAAGTTGATCGTTGCTGAACCCCGGTGATATTTTTAAATATTCAAACTCAAGATACTTGGACAAACCAAACAGCAATTCAGTTACAACTCCGTTGTAAAGCTCGCTCGCCTTCTGTGAATCATCGCCTAGGATATGCGTGTCCGTTGCCGCCCAAGAATAGTTCACTCCAAGCACATCATCACCAAACAAAGTTTTTAACGAGTCATGGATGCCTGCACCATTGCCAGTTCGGTCAACGCATAACCAGTTCGGAGCAATCTTCATGTTCTTACAAAACTTGATGATGTTGTAAGTTTGCTCCAGCGTTGCCGCTTTCGGGAATGTCATCTGAGAATCAAGCTGCAATACTGTTCTCGGAGTCTTGAACGGAATAAACTGGCCGCTCATCGGTGTCCACCCGTCACAAAGGCCAAATCTTCCGAAAGAACAAACAACAGTGTCATTGCCTTCCAGTGCCAAGTCGAACGCTGCCAGAGGCACTACAGGCCCAATAAACCGCACGTTACCCATCGCGTTATCAACCATTGACGGAGTAATAATCGCCATGCTGATACCTTCCTGCGGGAACCAACCTCTCGCCATCGTAAAATATTCAGCGGTTCTGCCTTTCGCCTCGTATGCCGTGTAGCCTTCGTTGGTTTGCAAGCCGGGAAAAACAATTTTCTGCTCAATGACATTTTCGCATCGTGCGGCATCAAGGCGCAAGACGTGCCAACCATCGCGTGACTCCCATTCAAAGTCATCCTCGCAATCAACCGATCCCCAACCCCGCTCTGGTTCGCACCGCTTGCCAAACTCGCTTGTCCTATCTTTCGGGTTAGATGCAGCAAAAATTTTAATGCGTCCCTTTGCGCCTTCGGTATCAGCAGCGGACAAGATGTTTTGCAGACCCTCCCACACTCCAGCAGGAACTTCTTCCGCTTCGTCCAGCACAACATGAGTTCTGGACATCTGACCCCATGTCGGATGCGGCTTGCCTGATCTTGGACTTGGGTGGAAACCACGAAGAGTTCCCGTTCCGCTATCGCCTTTCGGAATAGCTACAAGATGAATTCCGTTCTTAGAATCATTATTTGCTTGTATGCTTTTTACAAGCGTTTCACTACCATCAAATTCTGGACGAACCAATGCAGTTGTATAAAACTTTTTAATAGCAGCAAATACGTTGCGTTGAGCGTGTTCAGCAGTAAGTGAAACAACTTTAATGCAAGTGTAGTGAGGGTCACGCATCCAGTCCAGCAGAAACCATGCCGCTGCGCCAAATGTTTTTCCCATCGCTCCAGCACCTTGGATCAACAACTTGTCATGGTCAAACAAGCATCTCCATGTATCCATTGAGGATTGTGGTCGCCAATCATAAACCTGTTGACCCCACAAGACAGTTGCCGCCGCTTCAAACTGATCTTTGTTAAGCAGTTCGTTGACAAACTGCAATACAACATTTTTTGCAAACGGCAGGTCTACTTTAAAGTTGCCAGTTGTATTTGAAACATTTGTTATAATATACTTTGCGGCAAGCAATATCCCGCGATCTTCATCAGTCGCGTTATCAACCTCGGCACGAATTTTTTCTGCCAAGGCAATTGCGTTTTTAACATCTGCTGTCAAATTAGTTCTGGCAATTTTCGTTCGTGAACCATTTCGTTTATAACCTTGCGAACATGATGCAATGTATCATTGCAGCAAAACTTTCGCTCGCCAGTTTCTTCGTCAATGTAATGCGTGAATTCGCCAGTATGGTAACGCACCGCTGACCGAAGCTCCTGATCAATGTCGTTCAGTGTCAATAGCGCATCCAATCCAGCACAAGCGTATTTAAAATCCCACTCCTGCTCTGGCAGGTTAAATTCAAGAGTTGCTTTTGCTTCCATTTTCAATCCTCCCGTCTGCTAACCAAATTCGGACATTTGACAAATCATCAAACTCTTTACTCCATTCTTCTTTTGTTATTTTTCCAGACATATATTTATCGTTTGATTTCCGCTGTGCTTCTGCTCTTGTCATTTTACCTCCAGTTTTGATCGTTGTCTCTGAACTCATTAATCTCCTTAATAGCATCAATAAGAATTTCGCGCAACCTATTCAATGCGCCTTCATAACTGCTCCAGTTTTCCTCGATGCGATCCAATATATAGCCATGATGGATCACCTTGTATATCGGACTGTTACAATAACTCCACTTGGTTTCAATATACCAGTGGCAGTCACGATCCTTGTGGTGATCTTCTCCCATCAACGCATACCATTCCTGCGTTAATTTTGTTATTTCTTGTTCTATATTCATGTATTTTTGTTAGAATCTGTCACAATTCGACAGATATGCGCAAGAATTTTGTTTATCCTCATCGCATCCTGCACCCTGCATGAAGTAATTCGCGTTGGATGGAATATTGTTCCGTTATCGCTCACCTCAGTAATACTCAGAATATCCAAGAACTCCTTGCAAAGTGATTTCAAATCCTCGTTCTCGTATCGAAGTTTGTAAACCTCCGTTGGAGTCCAGTCGGCTGGACATCCGCACTCGCCAGCATCATACGCATGACACTTGCAGTCCTTGCCGGGAAAATATGATTTAAGATTCTTCCTGTTCTTCTTCATATCCCATGTCCTCCGATAATCTCGCATGAAACGAATCCTCACCATCGTCTCCAGACAGCAAGTAATCAATCCTCCGAATGTATGTTGCAGCAGTAAGAATGAAAGTCACGCCAAGCATAAACTCGTAAAGCGTTTCTTCCTTATAATTCTTTCCAATACGATCTCCCCACTCGTTGACCTCATTAGAATCGTTCTCTTGAACAATCCTCTCAATCTCATCGGCAATATCTTCCAACTTATATTGAACGTAATCAAAGTGTCCTCCGCTCATAGTTTAAAAAAGTTCTGATCTAACCAAGTTATTGCTACTCCAGCATCGATAACATCTTTTGCATCAATGCAATTGTCGCTGATTATTCCGTGATCCTGCAATGCGTTCATAGCTTTTACTGGATCAAGTTTTTCATATTCAATGTATTGTTCAAGTGAATTCATCGTTTTCCGAAAATTGTGTCGAAGATGTTTATTGCATCTACGCTATGCCTAATTGGTTCTGGATAATCATCTTCTTTCTCATCATCCTCAAACTCTTGCTTAAATCCAGCTTCAAATGCAATGTCCCAAGTCTGGTTAAACATTTTACGCAAACCTCTTGCTGACATTGTTACTGTTCCTAATCCGTCAAATGACGGATTTTTTTCAATATATTTAGCCCATAGTTCTTGCTTTTTCATTTTGCGTCCTCCAATGCCGCTCTAGCAATCAGTCCCATATTTTCCCTATCTGCGTAAATATCTGTGCCGTCGATAAACAAATCCTCAATCTTCATTAAAGCCTCCCTTGCATCGTCAAGTTCTTTGCACAATTTATTAACCACAAACATATGCTCGGTTGCAAGTGCATCGTATTTTTCCCGTGCCTCGTCACGTTCTTTTAACGCATTTACCAAAGCGTAACTTAACTGATCTTTATCGTAGTCTATTCTCATTTCGCGCCCTCCTTTTCGTATCTCCCATTGGTCCAATTTTCAGTTTGAGCAACGGACAATTCCTTCTTTCGATTGTAGTAGAACACGAAAGGAATGGCGGGCCACACCAGCAGAATAAAAACGCACCAAACCAAGCAGCCGATCACACAAAGAGGCACTGCAAACACGCTGCCGACCGCATACCAAAACGGGCTGAGTTTCATTTCGCGCCCTCCTTTACAAAAGCCAATACATCCTCCGGATGCTTGTCTGCAAATTGAGGGTGTGTTGAAAGTAACCCAACCGCAATGCGTAGTTGCTGCCTCGCCTCATCGCGCTCTTGTTTGTATCTGCCACACATTGCCGCCCACTCGTCACGCTCGCGCTTATAGTCTTCCGTTTGGTCAACAAAATCAACAAATTGCTTTCGCGTTTCATCACGTATTTTTTCAGCCATGAGTATTTTTTCTCGCGCAACATCCTTGCACAGAGTTATGTGTTGTATCTGTTTCAAAAAATCTGCGGCAGATGTATTTTTATCAAAAATCGCCTCGTCGCGCTCGCGTTCAAGTTTGCGAGCAAACTCCAAATCAACGCACGGCACTTGGTATCCGTTATCGTTCATGGCGTAGATTGGCTGGTCATCCGTCTCTGGTGTGTTTGATAGCGATGAGAAAAAATCTGTTACGGCATTGTTATCGCCTTTGATTATTTCAATTTTCATTTCGCGCCCTCCCTCCCGTAAGCCGCATCCGTCTCTGGTGTCTCACTCATATCCATGCTCCATTCTCAACTTGCTCGATGTTGATTTGAATGCTCCACAAATGCGACCAGACCGATTGCTCTTGCAACCATCCGAAAAATGTTGACATGGCATCTGGACTTGACTTCGCCTTGGTGAACAACTCGCCACTGAATATGTTCTTTGGCGAGCTATATGTGATTTTGTATGTATTCATATATTTATTAATTCTATTCCGAAATCTGCCGCGAGAAGAATCGTTGATTCGTCCGTTGGATAGGTTTCGCGGTAGACGATACGCCTGATGCCATACGATGCAAGAGATTTTAAACAATTATTGCATGGCAGCGTTGTAGACGCAATCAACCGACACTCGTTCGGCTTGACATGACGCAATGCGTTCTGCTCCGCATGGACAACGTAGTTCCTCCTGCGCTCACGATCAGACCAGTCCTCAATCATGTGCGCTGGAAATCCATTGTAGCCACAAGCGGCAATCGTGTTGTCATGCCGCAACAACACTGCTCCAACCTGCCGCCATGGGTCTTTGCTCTTCTTTGCAACTACCTCGGCGATGCCAAGCGCGTATTCGTCCCAGTCGCTCATTGCATTCCTCTCAAGATTTTATTTACCGCAAGCAAACGCAACCGCTCGTTTTCATCCTCCAATGAATTGCTCGGAAGAAAGTCGGCATCGTTGTATGTAACCGCTGATTCTGGAACGCCAGTGTAGGTATTATTCTCAACCACCGAGGCGGCACTTGGGGTCTTGTCTTCACGCAAATACATTTCCTTCAAGTTTGGCGTTGTGCCTTTCGGATATGTCAAGACTCTTTTCTCAGTGTATGTCTCCTTTGCCGTTCCACACGCGCACAAGGCCAAGCAAGATGCAAGCAATATATTTTTCATTGGCATGACTCGCAGGATTCATCATCAAGTTTGCAGACTCGCTCGATCTTCACATCTTCAAAGTCAGATTCAATGTCGGGAATAGATTTTTCTTGCTTGACTTCCTCAGCCTTGTCTGCCCTCGCAATAGCCTGCTCGTTGCTATACCTACCGCTGGCATAACGTCTGCTTAACTTCTCCCTATTCGCGCTAATGCAACCTTCAAGTGACAAGTCAAGTTCATTCAGTAGTCCAGTAAGATAAAACAAGATGTCTCCTGCCTCCTCAATAATGTGCGGAATGTCGATTTGCTTCTGATAGACGCAATGCTTCTTGACCTCATCAAGCAACTCTCCTGCCTCGCCAGATACTCCAACCGCCATGTGCAACAAGTGCGCTTGCTGTGGTGTCAACTGCCGAACAATCTCCGCTCCGGGCTTGACGATTGAATTTACGAACTGCTGGTATGGTGTTGTATTGCTCATGTTGTTTTAGTTTAGATTATTTATAAATTTTATCCAGTCTTCTTTAATAACAGACCAGTCTATCATTCTTCCTATCTCATAGGATTCATCACACAATTTTTTATAGTAAGCAGGATTTGATTTCATTTTTTCTATCTCATAACTTGCAAAAAAAACAAAATCCTCAGATTTAAACGGAAGCAGTTTTCCTCCTCCTCGCTTCAAATATTCTGGAGCAATTCCACATGGAGTTATTAAAACAGGAATACCGCAAGAAAATGCTTCCAGCATTGGATATGGATTTCCTTCAATTAAAGACGGACATACAACCAAATCAATTTCTTTGTATAAATTTTCAGCACCTAAAAAATTAATTCCTTCATTTTTTATAAGATTCAAACTAGTTTTTTGAGATATTTGCTCAACAAGATTCCCTCTCTTAATATCAAATCCTTGGTCTATTCTTGAATATTTTGCAAAATATCCAATGTTCTGCAATGACTCAGATTGTTTTTTAGGGTAATTGTTTTGGAATGTTCCTATTCTTAAAAGTTCTGGAACTCTTCCAACCCCATAACTTAATGAAATATTTGTTAAAATTGGAGCAATCGCGCCATATCCAGCTAATTTATTAAAATATTCTTTTGGAACATTGTTTTTTATAGGATTAAAAACATCCCAGTCTTGATGCAATACTCCAATTGATCTTTCTAATGGGACATCATACCTATCAAAAAGAGCAAAGCATCCCTCTGGAGTTGACACGAAGTAATCGTATTTTTGTTTTAAGTATTCAAATTCATGTTTTGAATAATTTCCAGTCCAGCATAGTATATCACAATAAACATCTGGATGTAATGCTTTTATTAATTCATTGTGGATTTTACCAAATACCCATCCATTATGGATAAAGAATAATACTTTTTTCATTTTGATAGCGTTAGATTTTCAGATTGTATTTTAATATTTGGGAATGTTCTACTTAATGAGTATGCTATTATGTCAATTTCATCGGTATTTCCATATCTACCGATTATGTATTCTACAGTGATTGAATCACAGGATATTTTTTTAGATTGAAGAAGTCTGGCAACTTCGTTCAATATGATATGATCGTGTCCTTCGGTATCTATTTTTAGATTTGCGATATGCTCAATGTTATACTTTTCAACAAGTTTATTGAATGAAATAACATTTGTTGTTTTAGATTTTATAACTGACTGGTCAATACCACATGACATTAAATAATTTAAAACAACTTCATGCGGTTCATTTACCTTACTGCAACCTTTCATCCACAATGGAAGATTTAGTTCTAATATAACCGATTCTGGAACATAAAATATCTCAAAACTTCCGCACTGATTAGAACAAGCTGAGTTTTCTTTTTTGATGTTATTTCCAGTTGGAAGTCTATCAAGATACTCTGTCATTGGCTCAACTAAGAGATAGTTTTTGTCTGGTGAGAAAACTCCATCTGCAACTTCAAAATCACAAGTCCCAATATCTACATGATCGTATTTCATATAATGCTTGGGTAAAACCTTGTCATGGCATCGATGCCGTTTCCGTTTGCATACCATCCTGCGCCTTCGTAGACATCGAGGACATCCTCGAAATATTTCTCATACATTGGCGCAACCTTCTCCAGCGTAAAGTTATTGCCAAACTTGCGGCAGTCATACGGGTTGATCTGGTCGCAATTTGCGACAGCATCCACGAAGTCACCCATCGTGCGGCATCGATAGCCAGTGATGCCATGCAGGTTGTTTTCTGCAAAGCTACCCCAGTCAGTGGTGATGGTTGGAGTGCCAGACAGCAAGTTCTCGATCTGGACTCCACCGAATGGCTCAACATACATCGATGGTAGGAACGATGCTCTTGCGCCTGCCATGAGCTTCTTGCGCGTTGGAACGTCTGCGTAGCCTACATACTCAACGTGCGAAGGTAGCTTGTAGCCTTCCTCCTTCTGACCAGCGATGACTAATTTGACTCCTGCTCGCTCCGTTGCTTGTATAGCGACATCAACGCCTTTACCGCTGTAGACCCTGCCAAGGTAGAGGAAGTAGTCTTCCTTCGCGCTATTGAAGTCGAAATCTGCGACATCAAAGTAATTCGGGATGACGACATCATACCAGTCCTGCTTGCATGAACCAACCGCAGATAGCCCACAATAGGCATGGTAGATAGCATAGCTCTCCCACACCTTCCACCTTGCCCAGTGACCTCCTGCGTAGCCTATGCCGGGTTCAACCGCAATGAGGTCTGGATGAGCGTCAACCACGGGACGAACACCAGAACCCCAGAACGGCAAGATAAAGTCATGCTTCTGCTTGCGCTTGCCAACTTCGCGGATGGCATTGGCGAAGAACGTCTGGTAGGCATGGTCATTCATGTCGAACTTAAAGAACGTCTTGCGCCAGTCATGCGTTCCGTAGGACTTCTTGAAGTCATCGTTGGTCAGCACAGAGACGTGTTCTGTGCAGTCCAGAACGCTATCCTCATGCCCATAGTGGATGACCTCGTGACCTCGGCTTGTCATCATCTTCCCGAACTTAACCACCTTTTGCGTGTAGGCACAAGCGTTAAACTCTTTGCTGGTAACTGTATGTGGTAATCCGAGGATATGGAATCTCATTCTATTTAGTTTTGATCTCAGTGCGTGTCAGTGCGTTATACATATCTGATGATGATGCGCCTGCATGGAAGGCAAGTTTAGCATCTTTGATAGCATCCTCCAGTGCGTCAATGTAACAATTATCCTCAACAATGTTGCGACGAAGTGCCTTTATGGTGGAATAAAGGTTGTCGATTTGATCTCTCAATTCCATTATATATGGCTTGTCAGTAAGCGTTTCCGCTGCGGTTTCAGTTGATAACTTCATATAATCTGTGTAGTAGATAATTGACTACTTCTCGCCCTGTTCCAGCGTTAAGCGTTGAGCATCTTCAAGTTCGATGATTTCTGGTTCATTTCCGCGATTAGGGATATTAAACGATAACGTCAGGTTCTGGTTGTTATTGCTTTCAAGCTCGATCTTGTCGCCATACTTCTTCTGGTTCCATTTACCGATCAAACGGATTCTGGTATCAATGCGGATACGCTTGTCAGCAGGATCAAGGATTGGGTCATCAGCAATGGCAATGCACTGGTCAGCCAGAGCGTGAGTGCCAAGCTCTCTCGCGTGCGCGGATTCTTCACGGAATTGTTCGTTCTCTTTCATCCATCTCCACATCGTTCCATACTCTGGCATACGAGAATCATTGCAAACTGAGGTCATTGTTTCACCAAGAGAAAGTCGTCTGCATATTTCATCTGCGAGTTCCTGCGTGAATTTAGATGGTGCGCCAACTCTTTTTTTCTCTTTTATAACTTCTTCGCTCATAATCTATTTGCAGTAGGTGAAAATAAGTCTTGACGTGTTTTTAGTTGTTGTTATCATCTCGGAAACCGAGGTGTTAGTGTAAGATGTTTCCTCGAAAGCTCACTTGTGTTAAGTTGCCATCTCATTCAACGAGTCTCGTTGATTTCGATTTCCGTGCGTTCTTGGGTTTTGGTTTTGACTTTAACCTGTTTAAACTCGACTTCGATGTCTTCTGGCGAGTCGTCGCGGATGAGTTTAGCGTAACGTAATTGGTCAATAATTGGTTTACAGCCTCCTGCGTAGTTGTCGCAATCGAGTGGTCTGCAAGAATATCTTGTAATGCGGAGGTGAGTGCGTTGGCTGCGAGTTTCTTCTCCCTTGCGTAGTGCGACCAGTGTTTGTTTAGGAGCGTGTTTAGCGAGGGTGTTAAGTATCCTTGTAGGACGAGGTGAATATGATCCATCTGCATTGAGTTGGTAGCCTTTAGCTGCGAGTTGGTCTGTTGTCCAGTTCATACATGATTCAGCAGTTCAAAGTTATTCCTTGGTGATCCATTCCATCGAATTGATGATTGTCCACATATGTCTTTGAGTCTGTATAATGCCCAGCAGTTTTGTTGTGCGATGTGTGCTGCAAGAACGTCAAAGTCTCCTTCATGATAATTTGTGTAAAGTGAGCCTCTGTCATTTGGATTTGCAGCGCAAGATGGTTTTTTTGATGACGTTGATATTTGATAAGAATTTATTGATTTTGATCCTGCTCTTTTAACTTGAACGCTGATTGGTTTTGCTTGTGGTTTCCAAATAATGCAGTCAGCTTTTTGAGCGTGACCGATTGGCATGAAAACATCAAATCCATTTTTTGCTGCCTCAATAGCGAACATGATTTCAGACAATGTTCCAGTTTTTGCGTTGTCATTGCCTTTCTTTTCATCGCATTCCAGCGAATACTCTGACAGGTCAAATAATGTTTCTTGCAGGCTAATCATTTAAAAGTTCTGCGTTTTAGTGGATGCGCAACCCCCAGTATCTACACCAGTAGATCAGAATGGAATTTGTTTATCGTTGTCGTCTTTACACTACATATATTGATAATATGTAGCGCGAAGAAGTCAAATGCGAACACTGCATCCATTATTATCTGCCGTGCGCGATTTTCCAATCAGAATGGAATATCGTCGCCTTCTTCGTCTTTCTTGCGTCCTTCGTATTTAGGCTTTGCTGGCGCAGATTTGGCCTGTGGCGCGTTTTGATTAGCTTTTGGCTTCACTGATAGGCTGAAGAACTTCTTGCCGTCTTTCTTGGATTCTTTGATCCATGCGTTGATGTAGTATTCTACACCTTCAATGTTGATGCTGCCATTGTAATCGGAGTGACTATTCTGTTCCTTGCGGTCGTTTTTGAAGAGTGATCCGCGATTAGTGTTATCGTATTCCATATTTATTCTTGTTCTGTTGCTGGTTGTTTTGTTTTTGGTTTCTGCCAGATTTCAACGCCTTCGTTGGTT